ATAACATCAAGAATCGCGCCAATTTGACCAGTTGAGTACGCTGAGTTAATAACCTCACGCGCATGAGTCTTGTCAGATACAGTTGGCTGGCCAGTTGGGCTAATGGCACGAGCATATGAGTTAACCAACGCATTGATTGAGGTGTTAAGCTGAACAATCTCTTTGCCGCCAGTACCTTTGGAAACAGCGTTGGTTATGGCGTTAATTGTTGGGAACTCGGTACGGTCAACTTTGTCCGACAAACCGCGAACTACGTCAATCATTTTGTTGGCTTCGTTTGCAGCGGTAGACATTTTGGCAGTTTGTGTGGCCAATGATCTTTCTGCCGCCGTCGCGCCAGCTGCCGACACGCCTAACTCCAACACGTTAGCGTCAGGATTAGCCAACAGCGTTGTTGCTAAAATCTTAGCGTTGCGGCCATTAACGCGGTTAGGATCTAAGCGACCTTCAATAATGGCTTTACTAATTGCCGCGTTTTCAGCCGGATCAAGCGCCACGCCTTCTTTTAACAAGCGATCTTGAGCCACTTTAAGCTGGCCTTGTGATACTTTAAGTTGACCTTGCGACACGGCAAGTTGACCTTGGCTAGTTATATCAGCAAAGGTTGGTGTTTTAGTAATTTCACTGCCTGGCACTGTAGTAGCCGCGCCGCCAAATGCAGGCGTAGTTAATATTCGTTTGCCGCCACCAAAATCTTGTGCGGTCAAAGTAGGTTTTAATTCGTTTGCCGTAGCGCCTTGCGATTGTAAATATGCTTGGCGTTGCTCAAACGGAATTGCCAATAAAGTTTGTTGCGTAACTATAGCCTTTGCTTTTTCTTCTGCTGAAAACAAAGGCGACGCTTGGATGTCTTCTGTGTGCGCGGTAATGTTGGCGTCCGATGGGCGGCCGCTAATGTCACGCAAGGCTTGACCTAACAGTTGTTGTTTTGCTTTTGCGGCAGTGGCAAGGCTAGACGCGGTTGCGGCTTTGCTTGCCTCGGTTGCGGATTGTTCTTTGCGAAAACTAATACCCAATTGAGGATTAACTTTAAACAACTGAGATTCATAATCAGCCGATGTTGGGTCTAAACGACGCAACGCATTGCGTTCTTCCAATGCCGCTTGCGCCTCTTGCATTTTGAGCGCGTTCATCTGCTGCGTGTCTTGCGCAGCCATAATTTGTTGGAGTTGGCCGTATTGCGCCAACTGATTAGGCATTTCAATTTGCCTAACACCAAGAGAAATATTTGGATCAAGCGCCATATCTAATCCTTATGTTGGTGATTGAACCATATATGCTGGCACGTTAGAATACCCGCCGGTATTTACCATTTGCATGTTTTGATTTCTTTGCAATGCGTTAACTAAATTATTACCTTGGTTATAATTTATATACGTCCCCAAACCGCCAGTAAACGCGTTGGCCGCGCCTACTTGACCAGCCGCTTGAGCCGCTGCACCGCCGGTCATTAAATTGCCTACGTTAGCTGCATTGGTTGCGCCAAATTGACCCAGTTGACTAGCTGTAGTTTGACCAACACCGGCCAAAGATTGCAAGGGGTTTAATTGAGCATTGCGTTCAGTCTGATACCGATTGAATGCGTTTGTATATTCTTGTGAACCCATTTCTTGACCGTAGCGTTGTGCCGCTTTTAACGCGCCGCCAGAGATTAAACCACCACGGGCGGCGGCTTGACGGTCAAGCGCTTTTTGCCCTTCCGACAAACGAAACGCATAGCCTGGGTCTTGCGTAAACTGATCCATACCAAACTTTTGATAGTTTGTCGCCAAAGGTGTCAGCGCATTAAGCGCAGTTTGACCAGCCGCACGATAAGGCGCTAGATCTGCACGAGTTTGTTGAAACTGTTGATTTTGAAGTTCAGCAGCGCGGTCTGCGGCGGCGGCTTGCGTAGACGCCGCGCTTTTAGCTGCGCTTGCGCCAAGTAGGGCGCTTCCACCAATTGCTAGGGCCATCCATGGCATATTAGTTCTCCTGTAGGCACTGGGCCAGTTCTTGAGCCTGCGTGTTATCGCCAGCCATTATTAACACTTCATCAATTTCATCCATATCAGTGCAATCGGTGGCGTGAATACAATACCACACAACATCTGTGAGCGATTTTACGCCATGATGTTTGTTAGCTTCAATAGTCAAACAAGCTGGCGCGTGAATAATTTTGCGCTCATCATCAACCATCAATTCAATTGAACCACTAGCAAGGATCGACAAATGGCTGAACTTGTGCTTATGTTGGACAAGCACATGCCCCGCCGGTATCAGCGTTTCTTTGGCGTAGACGCCTGCGCTGAAGTGGTGGTTAATCATTAGGTCACCTCACGCCCAGAAACTCGGATATTGATTGCGCTGGCTGTGCCTGCAATTGTACTGATAAAGTCGCCAACGCCAAGCACTTGGCCAACCAGTTCTGGAAACGTGTAGACCTCAGACGCTTGCAAGGTCTTAGTCTTGGTGATCAAATTGGTGTTACCGGCAGAGCCTAAAGTTGTAACCAAGTTCACGCTAATCGTAGCTGCGGTGGCAGTAATGTTAGTCGCGGTGAACTTGTCGATAATGGCAGTAACACCAGTTGCGGTGTACTGGGTTGTTTGCGTGTTTTCGGCAAACTTTGCCGGTACGAGGACTTTAACGGTGACTGTCATGGTTTACTCCAGTAAAAGGGAATTATTACTGACAGCTTGCATGATGACCCAATTAGTGCCGTCAGACACCATTGTCGCCCAATTGCCTGCAACTGCCAAGAGAATTGCTGTGCCAGCAACTGTGCTGGTTAACGGTACTACATCACTTGATGCAGATACCAAAAGCTGATCTTGAATGTTTTTAAAAACCAAATACCTACCAAGCCATAATGAGGCAGTTGGCAATGTTACTGTACAAGTTGATCCTGATTTGTTGTTAATGTACCAATTGCTAGTGCCAACGGTAAAATCAGCCGTTACAGTCACTGGCATAGTCGATAACAAAGCAATGCTTGCGTTAATGCTTGCGCTAATTATGGCTATGTCAAAAATAGGCCCTGCTTGCAAAGCTTGAATCTGCTTTTGCATTTCGGCTATTTGAGACATCAATGCAGAACAACAATCTTCAAGACTTACCGCTTGAATCTGTTTAATCAATTCTGCGCTTAGGTCAACTGGCAAAGGCTGGGTTTTAACTTCCTGCGCTAGGGTTTGCAAAGCCGCATCGTAAGACGCAAGCAAGGATGCAACATTTGGACCAAGGTCACCCTGATCTACAATTATTGCCGCATCAAACAACGACAAAAAGAACATATACCAAGCGCGGTCAATCAGACCCGTGCGAGGGTCAATCAACGGCACGCGCGGTGGCGTGATTGGCGTTGGCGTAGCGTTAGGGCTAGGCATTCGTTGGACTCAAAATAAGTTCTGCGCCCATAATTGCAATCTTTACAGGATCAGTGCCAGACGCTTCATAAACTCGGTCACGCAATTTAGTTGTCATGCCCAGACGCCGCCAGATTACACGTCTGTAATATTGACCGATTTGGCCCATAGATTTCCAATGCTCGTTTGACCATGTGTGACCACCATCATCTGAAAAGCGAAGCATGACTTGAGGGTCTTCGCCTTGGCCAAGGTTTAAGCCTACGCCAGATTCGCAATCAAGCTGGAGACTATGCTGGGTTGTGCGCTTGAGGGTATTAGTGCCAGTAGGCAATGCGCGCCATGAGCGCAACCATTTCTGGATGCTACCGTTGTCGCTAAAGTCGTCTAGATCAAACGCATAAATGTTGCTGTTTTCAAAGTCGCCAATAACAATTTTGTTGTTGAATGCCATCTGGCAGTTGCCACGGTGACGGGTAAAATTACCTTCAACAAAGCCTGCACGTTCATGCCAGGCTTGTGTTGCGGCATCGTAAACCCATGTTGTATTGGCACTAGGAAAAACCAAAACATAGAAACTGTGGCCATCTTGTTGATATGTATAGCCAATGGCGTCCGACATGTCAGTGTACTGCTGAATCTGCCATTCAACGGCGTGGGTGGATATACGTTGCCCCGCATAACCATTAGCACGGTAGACAATGCCTTGACCACGGCGGTCACGGCCAAGCCAGAACAGGCCATTGTCCATCTTGGCTATAGAGTAAGGAGCAGCGCACCCTAACTCGTTAAACGCGCCTTGAATGCGTTGTAGGGGAAAGTCTGTGGCGCCAGAGTCGTACCAGACCTCAATTGAGTTTGTGCCAAAGGCCCACACCTCGCGGAAGTTAGACGTCACAGCCACCAAGCCGTCTGGTGAACCTTCAGTGCTGACAAACTCTAACGGATCAATGGATGTGCCGTCCAGTAGCTGTGTTACCCACATCAGTTGGCTATTTGGCTGATTAAATACAAAGTAGCCGTCCAGATAGCAAACAGTCACAGCGCCTGGGAAGTCAACGTCAGTAATCTGACCAAAACCGCCGGTGGTGTTGTTATAAATATAGCTGGGGCCATTGCAGGCAATAAACAACTGCGTGCCGTTATCTGACATACTAACCGGCCCAGTGCCGCTGACAGAACCAATTAGCGTGGCCACATACGAAGTGCCGATTTTGTAAAGCTGTGTGCCTGATACTACAAACGCGTCGCTATCGTTGGATGAAAACGCCCACAAACCACGGATCGGGCCAAGGCCAATAGTGTTGAGTAATTTCAGACCAGGGGCGCGGTTCAGAAACGCAGGCTCTTTACCGGCCTCGGGAACAATCTCGGGGAAAAGGTTGACCATCCGAGCGTCTGCCGCATTGACAGACCGCGCTACATAAGTAGAGCCAAGAATCGGCGTCTTCATTAGTAGTTACCGGCATAGATGTTGAAACGCTGGCGGTTGGCCACCAATGCGTAAGGCAGTGCCATCACATCATCAGGGTTGTTGATGCGTTTGAGGTCACGCTTAGAAGTCATCGCAATGCGCTGCACTTGGGGACTTGGCTCAACGCCAAACTCGGGGGCAAACTCCATGGCCAAGTTGTACGTAAAAGCACGCAGATAGCCTGGTGGGTAGTACAGCACCGTGGACAAGGTTGCGGGGTTGTTCAGTTCTTCAACCGAAATAAAGTGCCACTCCAAGTCTTGCGTTGGGCGTGGGTAGACAAACATCTCAATATCAGGAAACGTCATGTTAATAAACATAACTTGCGGGTATGTAGACGTTACGGTCTTAACGGCAATACCATCGTACTGCTGTTGATTGATAAATTTAATGCCATACGACACGCCGTTGGGCGCTTTAAAATATGTGGCGTCATCAAGTAAAATGGGGCGGTTGCCCACAAAATCGCCCGATGGGCCAAGCGTGCGGCTAATAAGACTTGCAGGCCATGTAAAAACTTGATCTTGCGTAGAGAACACAGACAGACGTTCTGTGTTCCAACTGTCGATCATTTGGTTGAGCGCCATTAAGGCGTCTTGTGACGTAGCCGCAGAGGGCGTCTCACCTTCAGCAAGCACACCGAGAAGTCTAAGCGCCCGTTCGATTTGTTGGCCAGCGGTGTACGTTGTCATGTTTAGACCTCTTCGGTAATCACTTTTCTACGGCGCTTAACTTCCAGCACATTTACAGGAGCCGCTTCAGGTTCAGAAGGCGTGTCTGGATTATAGCGAGTCCAGCCGTTTTGTTCATCCATTTCTGCTTCAAGTTCCATTGTTGCAACTTTGGCGCCGTGAATGGGATGTACGAGTGTAACGTTCATAGTTTAAAAATGGGGGTGATTAACCCCCATTTGATTTAGCTTGCGCCGTGAATGATGCAATAGTTAATCACAACAGCTTCGGACAATGTGCCGCCCGAAATGTTACGCAGTGTAATGCTGACAGAACCAGTGGAAAGCGCGTTGGCAAATGCGTTGTATGAGCCAGGCGTTGTTTGACCACCAGAAATTGTCAAAATTACAGTGTCGTTAGCGCTAATTAAAGCATTGTTCAAAGTGAACGTAGCGTTAGTGGCGGTTGCCAAAGACGCGTTGTTCATTGTGATACGACCGGCAGATTTGTCTAGCGTTACCGCCGTGGACTTGCTTGTCAGTTGAGTCACAGTACCTTGAGCAGCGGAAGCGTAACCGATTTCCTCGGTTGCGTACATTGTACTGAATTCGGGATCCAGATATGCAACGCCAGTAGCTTTTGTGTTTGACATAGTTGTTCCTTTAAAAATGAGGGCCGAAGCCCCCATTTAATTTAGCCAGCAATGCGGTTAAACACAAACGTACCGTCGCCAGATTTACGAGCGCGGAAGTTGCAAGCAGCGCCAGCAACAACAGTTCCAACACCACTCAAAGTAACGCCGGTGTTACCAGCCAAGGTAACAGTGTTACTTCCACCAATATTGTTGATGAAAATGTCAAAACAGCTATTGACTTTCATGCTGGAAAAAGCTGCGTCAATGTCAATGCCCAAAGGCAAAGTCAAGTTAGCAACTGCGCCAGTATAAGTAATGATACCGTTTGCCAACTCAGCAGTAGTCAAAGTTGCTGCTGCTGTTTTAGCGATAGGGGCAGATTGAGTGCCCATGACGATTTCATTAAGATTGCCATCCGTAAACTGATAGCCGCCAGAACCATTAGGTAAAGCCATGATAATTTCCTTTCAATGTTAATAACAGAGACAGGGGCCGAAGCCCCAATCAATTAGCCCCAGATACGGCAGGCCATTTGTGGACGAATTGTATTGAAGCCGTACAAAACGTCAATACGGCAAGGCATACGATCATTGTTGATGTCGTACTGGCGAACCACACGCAAGCTGATACCGTTGTGAACGGCACGAGCAGCCATGTCAACACCTTGGGGCAACAGCAAGTCAGCAGTTGCAAAGGTGATGGCGTCTTTGTGATAGACCAAGTTTTGTGCGTACTGGCTAGAAGCTGCACCAACAAACACAACGGCAGCGCCGGAAGCAGGGAAGCTGTCCACGGTGGCCAAAGCGTTAGCAGAGGTGTAGATAGGAGCAACAGTAATGTTACCAGCGCCGGAAC